AGCGATGAATGGTGGGAGTGGAGCCACAATCACGGGGATCAGGACTACAACGATGCGTGGTATAGCCTGACCGGGCGAGTGCTACGGGAGTTGCGAACGCGGGTGCGCTTCATTTGTCGGGCGAACGACTAAGCTCATGGACGCGCCTCTACTTGCTCTCGAATTTCAGGACACGCGCGCAGGCGCGTTCCATGCAGCGCATGGTTATGTCCCGTTCTATTTAGAGCCCCGCGTCGGATCGGGAGAAAGCAGTGGTCTGGTAGGAGTGGGCGGAGCTTCCGTGCTCGATGCCTGCTGTGGCTCCCGAATGTTTTGGTTCGACCGTAAGGACCCTCGCACGCTGTTCGTGGACAAGAGGCGCGAGCGGCATATGGCGGCTGACTGCTCGGTGAAAAACGGCGAGCGGGAAATCGTCGTTGACCCCGACTTGGTTGCCGACTTCACGGCGCTGCCGTTCGCGGCTGACACGTTCGCTCACGTCGTCTTCGACCCGCCGCACATTCAGCGGAACGGGGATACCTCGTGGCTGCTGAAAAAGTATGGAGTGCTGCGCGGTGAATGGCGCGAGATGCTTCGCCAAGGCTTCGCCGAGTGCTTCCGTGTCCTGCGTCCCGAAGGGACGCTGATCTTCAAATGGAACGAGATCGAAGTGCCTCTGCGTGAAATCCTCGCGCTCACTCCCGAGCGGCCGCTCTACGGACATCGCACCGGGAAGCAAGCCAAGACGCACTGGGTTGCATTTCTGAAGGGCGGCGGGGGTGCGGAGCAGGCAGGCGCCGGAAACGCCACGAACCAGAGCGGCGCGGGTTCCCAGAACGATGAAGCTCAGGTGCGCTCGGCGGGGCGCGTCGCCAGCACGGAGGATCGCCCGAATGTCTGAGACCTCAACTAGCACGCAGGAGAGCGTCACCTGCAGCGCCTTGTCCGGCGTCTTCTTGGCAGGGGCGGTGGCGGTATTACCGTGACTCGAAGGGAAGGTGCTCAAAATGGGTAATGCGTGATCCGCTGGAGCGCATTCATTGGGTGGTGAAGCACGACGACGAGAAGCTGTGCATCGTCGGCTACGACGGCCAGCGCACGGACTGGAAGGTGCAGCACCCGATAGACGCTCGCGACGCAGTGGAGGCGGTGGTCCGCACGGGCATCCTCCCTCCCAAATAATCACCCGGCCCCATCAAAATCGGGAAAACATCCCCTCACACGCCTCACCATGCCCTCTTCTCGCCACCACCCCATCCCTCCACCTCACTCACCATTCAAACGTCACCATCACCCCGTAGAAAATCGGGAAAAATATGGTCCGCTCACAAGGAATCATCCCAGCTTTATACCCAAAACAGGGCACTTCGCACTGTCGATGGGGATCGAATCTATATATAAGGGGCGCCCATGGGGCAAGGGTGGGGGTGGGGTCCGGGCTCGATATAGGCCCCGATCGGCCCATTCCCTGCTTCTCTATCCCGTTGTCGTTCAATTACTTGTGACTTCATTATACATGAACCTTATTGTGCCATCTTATGCCTTTGACTCCTTGATAGAGCTCCCGCTCACCCCATCCTGGGACGGGGTCGATGCGTAATTCTTACGTCATTCGAGTAAATACGGGATTGGCGTAACAAGTCATCATTTGGTCGTCCAGGTCTGGTCGCCACCTGGTCGCTTCACCCCGTCATTGATCGAGCGGCTGGACGGTTGATTGAGTGCGGTCCTTACCTGGTCTGATCGGACCGGGTTGGAGACTCTCTATCGATAGACGAGAGAGTGTACTGTCGTGAGCTGAACCGCTTCCGCGTCTCCGTCTACGCTGGACGGACTACAGTGGCGCTGCGGCTACGGGGGATTGTAAGGGGGATTCGGGGTGACATGTCAAGCTCTTTTTTTGGTTTCCCCTTTTCCATCGGATCATTGCGATGCGACGAGCCTCTTTCGCCGACAGTTTGCGCCGTGATTTCGCGCCGCCCTTTGCTCCGATTCGGGCCAAGTATTCCGCGGGTGTTTCGCTCACCCATGCCACCCCATCCGGATGGCCTCTATCAGCCTCAGCGCCTGATAGACCGCCTTGGCTGGGTCCGCATCGGGGTCCCTGCCCCATTGCTGGGCGTGTATCGCGGCGGCCACCTGCGCCACGAGGGCAAGAGGAGGTTCATCCTCCTGCTTGGGGTTGGCCTGCCGCTTGGGTGACTTGCGGCATTTGAGTTTTTTCATTTTCGGCGTTGCTTTCATGGCCCGGAGTATCGGATGCGTAAGCGGGTTACGGCAAGGATTATTTTTCGGCGCCTTTCGGGCTTCCCGGATTCCGTCCACTCCCGGAAAAGCGTTTAGCCACTTCCGGAAAAGCGTTTATCCACTTTTGGGAAAAGATCGGATAAATGCGCCATTTAATCCGTCGTTGTGGGAATTATTTCACGTCGTAAAATGTTGATATCCAGCCGATTAAAACTTTGTTAAAAATACTTCATTGACACGAAACCGCAGTCGTGGTCTGTTACGGGCATGAACACCACCAACATCCCCAGCATGCACGTGTGTGACGGCTGCGGGAAGCGCGAGAAACTAGGCCCGGTCCCCAATGGCGCGCGCAATCATTATTGCGCGTGTAATCCACGCGCGCCCTTCTACATGACACCCATGAAGGTCCGTCAAATATCTCTGCGCGCGGCGCAATCAATCGGCCGCATAGCGCGGCCCCAACCAAACAAAGGAACCCAAACACAATGTCATTCGCAGCTCAAATCTACGTCGACAAAAACGGCACGGTATACGGCGCGAGCGAGACCGATCAACGCTACACGTCTCACACCCTGGCCTCCGATTCTACCGCTCGCACGGTGAGCGGGAGAATCGTGGCCTATGCCGGAAAATGGTACGGGTCACAAATGGATTATCGCCCGTACTTGGATGCCGTCCGATCGGCATCGGAGAGGGCCGCTGAACTAGAGAGTTGCCTCCGCTAACCCCAACCAACCAACCAAACACAATGAAAGTCACATACACAGCCACAATCTCAGCCGACCGCGCCCCGGCCGCTGCCCTCCACTACGTTAACACGCTAAAGGACCTCCGCGCAATTGCCGCGCCGATCTTCAAGGATCATCCGGCATGCCTGACGGTGAACATTAGTTCCCGGTTCGGCTCGGTCGCAGTCAGCCGTGACGGGTCAATCCGCCTCGCGCCGCCGGTCACACCGTCAGACTGGATTTGACCCCCCAACCCAACCAACCAACCAACCAACCACAACCAAACAAAGGAACACAATGAAAATGCAAACCGCTCAGCCCAAAGTCGCCACCGAAAACAATCAGATCTGTATCATCTGGGGAAATCTGCGCTATTGGATCGATGATATCAACAGCGCGACAGTGGAATGTGTCGAATCGGCCTGCGCCGAAGTAGGCGAAACCGACGACCTCGAAATGTTGATCGCTACAATCGACGAAAAAGTAGATGCCTCGTCCGGCGCGGAGGCTGTCTATATCGACCAGCGCAAATGGGAGGAGGATGCGGAATAAACGGCATCCCACCCCACCCCACCCCAACCCAACAAAGGAAAACAAACACAATGAACGCAACCACTGACACTATCGGATCCGAAGGCACTGAGTTTCTCGTCACGATCCCCGCCGGAAAGTCGCGCCGCTACAACGCAATATGCAGAGCGGCAAACGACGAGGGCACGATCCAAGCGTGGGACGCGCGGGAGCTTTTCGCCAGGCCCGAAAACCACACCACAATGAGCTTGGCGCGTGCGTTGCGCCTTTCGGGATTTTCGCTGGAGGAAGTCTGACCCCAACCAACCAACCAAAGACAAAGAAAGAAAGACACAAAATGAAACACAAATGGACAGAGAACCAGGCGCGTGGCGTGACAGGCGGCAGCGGACGCCCGCATGGAGTGGATGAGTCATGGACGTGCGAACGCTGCGGCGCGAGCAAGGGACGCGGCCCGGAGAGTACATTCACCGGGCGCCGCGTAATCCGATGGCACTACACTGATGCATATGGGTACCTCGCGGAGAGTCTCCCGAGTTGCCGCGGCTAACCCAAACAAAGGAAAACACGAAAATGAACACCTATAAAACGCTGGAATTCCGCTTTTCGGAAAGCCGGGGGAAAGGCACGTGGGGCTACAATATCTGCTCGCTGTACGTAGACGGGCGCAAAGTATCGTCGTGCAAGGGAGGCGGCTACGACATGCAGGGCGAGAGCCTGGGCGACTGGGTTGCGCGTGAGTATGCGGACCGGTTGCTGACGCTGAAGGATGGCGGATTCTACGGCCTAACATTCCACAATCCGAACTACGATCCCGGCAAGGCCAAGATCGGTTCGGATTGTCACGACCGAACGCTCGCGGACGCTGAGGGCGAGACAGTGGAGCAGGCCGAGAAGAACGGCAAGAGCTTTGGGTTGGAGCGCTATCAGGCGTTCCATTCCGCCAGCTCTAAATTTCCGACGCGAGTGCATCGGCGCCCGCTGATCCACGGAGCCTGCGGCATGGAAAGCGTAAGGGAGATCATGCAGGCCATCAAACTTGAAATGGAATATGTAACAAAATCATCGAACGCTACCATCTATCGTCTCCACGACCGGCGGCGGACCAGGGCGAAAGGAACAAAATGACATGGCCAGGGATGTTCCAGGTCTGCGGAATCGTCATTATGGTATGCGGGATAAACGTCATAATGATCAACATACCCGTTGGCCTGGGAGTGATAGGAGTAGGCTATATTGTCGGCTGGTTCGGCAATGATTAACGACAACAAAACAACAAACCAAACAAAGGAACTACGAAAATGATCACATTGAAATTCGACAGCGGCGAAGCGGGCAGCGACTACGGGTTCTTCTACGCGGACCAAAACGGAGAGCAGGAAACGATCGGACCATCAGCCCCGACGCAAGAAGAGTGGGAAAAACTCAACTACTCCGAGGAGGACGCGATCAAGGAACTCCTCGCAAGTGGGTTCATCGATCGTTCAGAAATCGAAATTCGGGGATAGGAGGACTCCAAAATGAAAATTGACCTCACGTCAGAATCGGCCGCGTTTTCCTACCTCCGATCTCTCGATCCATCGACCGAAGTCGAGCTCCCGGGAGCCTATGAGGCGAAGCCGCACGGCGCCGTTGCCGATGCTGTCGCCGTCATCACTGGAGAACCCCCCAACGCATGGGCAACATCCATGAATCGCTGGGAGTGGACTGCCGGGGAAATAATCGCGGCACTGGACCGCTGAACCCAACCCGCAACCCCCAAAGCCCCGAGCGCAACCCGCTTGGGGCTTTTGGCGTGCCGTCATCCGGCTTCCGTGCGCCCCGCTACGGGGTTTTCCGGGCGCGAGTGGGACGTGGATGCCCGGGGCCAGTGCCGGGTTCTGCTAGGACCCGCCAATCAGGCCCTCGTTCAGGCGGTCCGCCCGCCCGCAAATGCCAGCGCTTACGCTAGGATTATTTTCGACTATTTTTCGGGCCTTGGAATCGCCGATTCCGTCCGCTCCCGGAAAAGCGTTTAGCCACTTCCGGAAAAGCGTTTAGCCGCTCCCGGAAAAGCGAATATCCGGATTCTTTGAACCATTACAAGGCGGGCCGATTTAACTTTTTTCGATTCCCGATCACTTTTTGCTTGCGCCAAGGCGGGCGGTTGTGGATGTTTCGCCCATCCAACCGGATTAAACTGTCGGAAAAGAGCGAGTGGATATAATTTTTGACCACCCACTTGGGGAGTACCGCGAGGCTCCTAACCTTCTCTTTTAAGGCGTTTACAAGTGGGCGGTCTCTTCTTCTAGGGGATCTTCTGCGGGACAACCGGGCGGTTCGACAACCCGGTTCGCGGCGTCACAGCGACCGGACAGCAAAGAGTGCATCGGAACGCGGCAAAACTCGACGGGCAACGATTACGAGGGTATCGACCCGGCAAAGTCCACAAGGACGAGCGTCATGCCGCCCGCAAATGCAAATGGTCGCCATGAGACTGTGATTCCCCAAACCGGGGATAGGACGACCAGGGGAATGACAACATGACCGAGGTTCCCCTAGAGCAAGGCGGGCGGGCAACTGGATGAAAGTCCGGTCCCAAACTGCCAAAATTGCCGCCAAACCGCTCTCACTCCGATTTCAGCGATCCTCTCACCCGAGAACCGCAAGATCCCTCCTGCCATTAAGAAGTCGGGGAAAGAATCATGGGAATCGAGAGTTCAAAAGAGAGAAAACCACAAAAAAGTCCCGCGTTTGGGCTGATTTAATCCCGTCTCAACCGAGGCTCATATTCCCGCTGAATTTCCTTGAGACGGCGTTTATATCGTTCCGACGCCTCGCGCTTGGTGTCATTTGCCCTGGTTGACCCGGTAATATTCCGAAGTTCCCGTGTGGCCTGAGTTTGCTGTTCCCGGCGTTCAAACAAAAGATTTCGTTCGACTGTGCGCGGATTGATTTGTGCGATTCGGACACCGACGAGAGAAAGAGCGGCCCTGCCTGGGGTATATTGCCTGCCCGTGCGAGTGTCTTCGATGCCGCGACCGCCCTGATTATTGCGCGAGAACGATTTAATTAGTTCCTGGGAGCCATATCCACCTGCCAACGGGGGCGCCATGTTGCGAATGACGGTCTGGGCGGCGCCTTTCGCGTTTGGTTCGATGGGTTGACCGGAGAACAATTGTCGCCCCGCCATGAGCTCAGCGACTACGTTCAAGAGAGGCGTACTTCTCATACCGCCGACTGGATTATCTCCAATAATGGCGTCTAGATCCCGGTTCCAAAGATTGCGCAGTGTCTTGGTGTAGTCGCCGACGATGTTGAACGGGTCCGCGTTGATGAAATCGAATTTACCGGTCTTTTTGTTGCGCGAGAATGGAATGCGAAGTTGGGAACGCTCCATGGGACTGGACTGTCGGATCATCCGATCCCAATCCTTTTTGTCATCATCGGAAAGCATGGATGATTCCACGATTTTCTTAATGGCAAGAGGCGTGGTGACGAGCCCGGTAAGAATGGCCGCGCTGGTCATGCGCTCTTTGACGCTGAGAAGCGGGTTGCCAACATCTTCGGCCAGGTTCTTCATCACGCGAAACATCTGATAATTATAAGTGATAAATGGATTGACGAACGGGAGTTTGCTGGCGATTTGGATTCCCTTTGGTGATGTGCCGTAGTTATGGGTGTAACGATCAGTAAATCGGAGTGCCTGAGACTCGTTCATGCCGCGAAGGCGGGAATTACGATAAGTGACGAATCGGACGAATGAATCGGGTTGGCGATAGATTTTTTTTGCGAAGTCATCCGCCGCCTTGAAAGTTGCCAGCGCCTTTTTTACAGGTCGAACGCGACCGGAAATCTGATCGGCGACACTTTCGATAAATTCATGATCAACCTGGGTTGCGCCAAAGACGCCCAATCGATCCGCTTCATCGAAATACCCGGTTTTACTGCGCAAATCCTTGAGTGCAGCATGCCATTCGACCGGGTTGAAATTTCGTGCGGCGAGAAGAAACAAAGGGATGGTCGCGTAATTGCGGGAGACTGTTGCCGGGTTCCTGAGCGTGACATTCTGCTTCACCTGACTATTGATAAAGCCGATGCCGGAATCCCGAATAACTCGTTCAAACGCGGAATTGATGGGAACGACCACACCGATTCCACGGGCGACCTCTTGATGAACCCACTTATCAGCCAAAGGTCCAAAGGACAGGTTATCATCCAACTTAACGAACCGTTGCAAGACGGCCTTTTCCGCGTCGGTGGCGGCGTCAAGGTAGGCCGGAAAATTAATGGCACTCAATGCTGCCGGGACATTGTCCAAATGCAACTCATCGAACATCTTTAATGCCTTGGAATTGGCCGCACTGGTGATAATTTTTGCGCCCGTGCGAGCTGCAATTTCGACCGGGTTTAGACGCTCCCCATAAAGGCGGCGGCGCGCATCGGTCATTACCTTTGCGTCGGCAATTTCCTTTTGCTTGGTCGTGGCGATTTCCAATGTGTTCTCGGCATTACGAAGGGCGGTCCTGGTCTCTTTGGTGTTCGCGTTTTTATTTGCTTTTTTTGCCTGATCCAAATCGGAGTTCATTCCATCGATTTCCGTGGCAATCTGTCTCAACTTCATCCCCTTTTCGTCAGGGGTGAGCATCCGATGCTCATAAATAGATGATTTGATGGTCGTCTTACCACCTGAATCCGAACCGAACCGCTCTTCATTCCGAAGCTCGGAAAGATGCTGGCGGAGATCCATGGCAGCGGCTTCACGACTGCCGCCAAACTCCCCGACAAGCTCGCTCACAGTATCCTCGAACGCCTGCGGATCGCGCTTCCATTCCCTGCCATTGACAAAGATGTCATACTGTCGCGCCCGGTAAATTCCCTTGGTATTCTGGATTGCCTTGCGTCGAACGGGGTCGGACTCGCCTTGCAATAGAGCATCCTGTAACTGACCGATTGCGTAATCAGATTTGCGCTCCGCATCCTTGTAAGCCTGGGGAATATCGGGATGCGCGAAAAACTCATCATCACTGATTATTCCGTTGACGCGCTGACGGCCGATTTCCTGCTGTCGATCCGTTAATTTAGATGCCCATCCTGACGCTCCTTCGTAGGCGCGTTGGATCAGTTTATTGTAATAACCAAGATCGCCCTGTCGTCGGGTCAGAACCTCCTGAACGGCGGGATGAAACGCACTAAAATTCTCCGTGATCATGCGCGTGCCGCGAGCGACGAACCCAGCATCAGGCGCGTGTGTTGATCCATGAGCGGCCTGAGAAATCTTGCCGGTTGGCATTTTGGTCAACGGTCCTTCAAAGAACGCCTCGTTCGGGTCCATCTTGCCCGTGGCAACCGCATGTTCATGCTCGGCCTTGAACCTGCCAACGCCGTCCCCGGAATCATCTGCGCGCTTGTAATCTTCCTTGGCGACCAATCCCCGCACGCCGTTCCAGATATTCTCGATGTGCGCTTTGATGGACGGTCCAAACTCGCGAATCATATTTGATGACCATTGCGTGAATTGAACGCCCTTCTGATAGATCGTGCGCCCGAAATCCACGGCGCCCCTGAATACGTCGGCATCAATGAATGCGGCCTCGCCCTTGGCTTCGATCTTATCTTTGAGAGGTTTGAGTCGAACCGGGTCTGTGATGGGGGGTTCGGGAGCAACTGGTTGACCATTCGCATCAACCTTCGGTGCGCTTGCCTCGACAATCGGATGATTTTGATCCGGGGAAATGCCGGGGGCGACGATCTCAGGATCGGGTTTAGGTGACGGCGTGACGGCACTTTCGGAAATTGGGGGCGTCTCAACTGCCGGAATCGGGGCGGTTGGCGTCTCGACTGACGGGACTGTGGGGGGCGGTTCCACGATGTTCTCCGTAGCGTTTCGCGGATAGAATACGCGTTGACCGTCTCGTTGAAGCGGAGATGGTCGGTCCATTCCTGGCTCTACGTTGATGTATGGCTCGTGCAAGTCTTGTCGCGGATAGAACACGCGCCCATCTTGTTGAATCGGGGGTGATTGATCCATCCCCGGGTCTACGGCCCTCGACATGCGTTCGCGGGGATACCTCGCCCATGCAGAGAAAATCGTGTCGGTGGCAAGTTGAGTCATGCCCTCCCGGGTCATCACATCGTGCCCGTCAAGCGCCTGTGAGCCCGCTGACAGGGCGGCTCCCCCCAGAGCGCGCCCCGCCAACGGAAGCCCTTGTAGCGCTCCAAACGCCGCGAAAGTTGGTACGGACCATGGATTACCGGTTTGCGCCTGCTGGAATGCTCCAGCGGCCACGTTCCCGGCTAGGTCAGCTACGCGAACGCCAGCTCCCAAACCGGTCGCCATCTTGGCTGCGCCCACATACGGTATGGCAAGCGCGGCGACCTGCGGGGCAACGTCGCCGACTACGAAGTCAACGACTTTCCCGGGAACGGATTGAGCGCGTTCGAGATCCGGGAACACGTTGGTTCCGGCCCAGTCAATCGGTTCATAGCCGTCGCTGGACCCCGTTTGGCCCATGTGATCCAGCCGATCAAGTGCATTGACGTAGCTTTCAAACACTCGACCCGGGATCTGCGCAGTTCGCTGAAATGCTCGGGGAATAAACCCCGTTTCCTCTGGCGGTTGAGGTGGTTGCGACGCCAACGAATACTCACTGAGAAGTGAGTCGAAGATTGATTGTGCTTCCTCGTTGAGAGCCATGATTTCGTTAGTAGTCTGTTCCTAATACGTAGTTCGATGTGGCCGCTCCGACTTCCCGCAAAGCAACACCGGCCCCGAGACCTGTGCGTGTGACACCTCTTTCAAATCCAGATACAACTGCCTCGGCGTCCCCGCCAAGTGTCCGACGTTGGCTTGGCGCCTGAGTGGTTGAGCCTGCCGCCATGGCAGCTTCTGCCACTTTTTTAAGCTCAAGATCGACCAGTTCTTTGATCATATTTTTGCGAAGCCCTGGAAATTTTGCGTCAGCGGCCAGAATTTTCGGCTCATCAACTTTTTTTGCGATTTGCAATTGGATGTGTTCGGGAAGTTGTTGGATCATGCCGATAGATTCGGAATCCCATCGTTCCGGGATCTCAAGCCCGGTTTCCTGCGCGACAAGTCGCCGTGCATAGTCAATAATTTCCAGGGGGATTTGCTTCACAGTGGGTTCCCCAAGCTCGCCGTTTGGTCCCTTATTTGGCATGACAAGAGCTTTCTTTTCTGGGTCGTAAAATCCAATCGCCTCAGCCGGTTGAATCCCGCCTGTCATTTCCGAAAACCGTTTCAGTTTATTGTCCAATTGCGATTGATTGTAGGCACGCTGATCATAATCTTCCTTGCGACGGTTTTGGTCCATGGTGGCCAGCCTCGCTCGATCTTCGATTGATATCGATGGTCCGGTCGGTAATCCAAACTGGTTCGCCATATTCACATACTGCGATTGAGCGATTGAAGCATCGAGTGTGTTCAATTTGGTATCATTTGCGGCCCCGAACGACTTGGAATACCCAAGGTTATAGTCTCGCATCTGCCGGACGCTCGGGACCTGATTTCCGTTCACGTCAAGATTCAAGTTCTCGATCTGTGATTGGTGACGCAAATCTTCGTCAATCGATCTGAGGTTGCTTTCCTGATAAACCTCCTGCATCTGCTGGGGACTCAAGCGGCTGAATCTCGGGTCGTTAATCAAACGCTTGTTTAACCCCGCCTGATCACGCCCCATTAATGCGCGTTCGAGTTGATTCCCAGAAGAAAACGATTCCTCGTTCTGCATTTGGTCATATTGCTGTTCCGTGAACGTGCCGTCCATGGCTTGCCCGTTTCTGAACACCTGACCGCCAGAATAGGAATACGGCCGTGATTGGGTGACTCCGTAATCCCTGACCAAACCCCTAGTAGACATTTCTTGTGCGGTGGGGGCGTTCGCCTGGATGTCAGCCTGGCGTCGGAGGTTATCTTGATACAAAAGTTGCGCCCGTTGGGCGATGGCCATATTCCATTCTTCGTCTTTCGCTCTTTGCATCTGCCAGTCATCCGGGATCATCGAATCCCCGGCCATTCTTTGAAAGTTCTGAGTGTAGTTCATGGGGTGTGGTGGGTTCGTGAATTAAATCGGGCTCCAGCCTGTAGCTCTGCGGGCGACATCCAGGTTGTAGCTTTGCGTTCTTTGCTGTTCGGTTTGCGCCGGTGGACCATATTGAGCCCCCGGTCTGCTCACGGTACGAGGTCTGGGCGTGGTTCCAAGTGAGAATGGATTGTAAGATGCGGGTCGGTTTTCCATAAACCTCTGCGTTGGCGTGACGCCCGGATTCCGATCCTGCCATGCCGCGAACTGCGTGGATGGGGTGAATCTGCTGTTCATATTTGAAGTAAAACCCGAATACCCACTAAAAACGTCTGCCTGATAGGCATTTGACGGGCCGCTACCGCCACCACCTGCCGGGGCACGAACAGGCGACGTTGCCCCGGACGAAAATGCACCGCTCGACCTGGTGAACTCGTTCTGTCGATTTGCCAATTCCGCCTGCCATTGGGCATTTTGGTTTTGGATTCCGAACATTCCTTGGTTGTAGCCAGCCAACATGGAACGATACGAGGTTTCGGCTTGGGAAATATCCTGGTTAATTCCGCGCTGATAGTTCGCCAACCCCGCCCGCTGAGACGCAGCGAACTCTTCCCCCTGCAATCGCAATTGACTGGCCTGCTGTAGACCGGGCATCATGGATAACGCCCGCGCAACACCCGCCCCGTAGCCGCTGGTGCCATTCCGATTTGCCTGTGCTGAGTATTGCCGAGCCGCTGCGTTCCCGGCGTTCATCCCCGCGCTGGTGACGAAGTTTGCCTGATTATTCACTGCCGCCATGTATGGCTTGTAAGCGAACGCATCGGGCGCGTTTCGTAGCGCCGTTCGGAACCCGCTCGTTGTCGCTCCGATGTCGGGCAAGTTTTGCGCCTTCAAATATTCGTTGAAGTTCGCCGGACCCACATTGTAGGCCGGTGATGTGCCGAATGAGCCGGATGAACCGGAGCCCCCGGAAAAACCGGGCATGGAAGATGATCCAAACATGTTGATAATTGCCTTTCGTTTTATGATGTCATGTCAACTGAACGCTATACACAGTTCCTGCGTCATTCCAAGCAAAATACCGGATCGGACCTGTCGAATTGTAGTGGAATCCGTAGTCTTGTGAGACCGGGTATTCGGTGGTCGTTGGGGCGGATGCGCTGCTGGTTCGCCCAAGAAAGTAATTGATTTTGGTCTTGTCAGCGGATGACAGGAACCCGGCAACGCTTGTTGTGGCGTCTGCGTGCAGGGTTCCGCCTCCTCTAGCGCCGTGCGTCGTGTCGTCCAGTGCCGTTACGGGGTGGGCATGGTCCGCTTTGCTGGCTGATGTGGACGAACCGGCTGACCCAGCCCCCGCGACGGTCACTGTGGCAGGAGTGGACGCTGAGAGCGGTGTATTCGTCGCTCCGGTCGCAATGCCGTCCAATTTGGTCTTGTCAGATGTCGATTCAAACCCCGCCTGGGATGTTGTGGCCACCGTGTGCAAGGCATTCCCGCCTGTCGTCACCCGCCCAAGCGCTCCATGCTGGTTTTCGGTGATCGACCCCGTGAACGAACCGAAATCGAAGTAAATCCACTGAACCCCATCGAACACCGCCACCCTTAAGCTGCCTGTCGAATAGTCATAGAGAATATCGTTCGGATTCGGTGCCAGAGGATACGGTGAATTGCTTCCCAACCGGGTGTAAGTCACGGTCTGGGAGTTCAGTTGATCGATCAAATCGCGCAAGTTGGATTCCAGCGCCGACCGGAACTCTTGCGGGTCTTCGATGTCAACCAGAGCCCTCGAAACGTGGATGCGGGATCCCATGTCGTATTTACGGGTTGGCCACGATCTTCAAGACCGTGTTGAAAAACCTCCATTGCTCGTAATTGCGGTTGATGATCTTGACACCAAAGGCCCGCGATTGTTCAGCCGGTATTTCTTTCTTTACGAACCATGTATCCGTCCCAGCGGTCGGTGTGGACAGGTAGGTCACTCTGGTTGGACTGATGCTTTTGATATATCCGGTTTCATCTCGATCACGATAGTATCGGACATAGGTTCCACCTGCGTTTCTCATATTCAGCCATTGTTCGATCACGTTCTTTGACGTGCTTGGCTTCTGTGCATCGAAGTATTTCGATATGGAACATTCGATCAGGCCGATGTAGAATAGCGCCCCCTGCACCGGCACCGGGTCGAACTGCGTTTCATTACCGCCACCCACGCACAGGTCAATGGTCAGGGTTGATGCCGACACAGCGCTGATCCGTGCCCACTGCTCGTTCTCTCCCGCTGAATCCGTTACCAAAACCCAATTCCCGATCATCCCGTCGTTCGCGGTGTCAAAGTTCGTTGCCCCGCTGCGGACGAGGGTCGTGGCAGTCGCGCTTGCCACCGTGCCCGTTGTCAATCCAGTGAGCTTATTCAGCCAGTCCGAGAACACCCCTGGGACCATGGCCGTGCCGTAAATTCCAGCCTGAGTTCCAGCCCCCGTCACTTTGGTATTCGCTGTCGTGTCGGACAAAGTGGCCGAGCAGAGCAAGTCATGATCCTCCCGAAGTGTGATCGCCCCCGACTTTGTATCCTCGAAGATGCCGAGGTCAACCAACATAACGGAATCGGCGGTGGTCACCCACATACAATTCGTTTGCGTGCGAGGATCGTAAACGCCATGCGCTAATTCCTGTCGGGACCGGGTGGATGTCAAATCGCGCAAGGTCGGTCCGATCTCTTGCATTACCGGCCACATACGGATTCCGTCGCACTGGACGATTTCCCCATTCTCGTAGTCCATGCCGCGCAGGACGTTGGTTGCCCCCTGTCGAGCGGCGAATACGGATGCCTGATTCGTGAACGCATACACGTCCGAAATCAATCGCTTCGTAGAAAAGAAACTATCCTCTGCTGCCGCCCGAAGATTTAGCGAATACGTTTTGCTGGGGTATCGGGTGCAAAGCACCAACAATTCTTGGTTCGGCACCGTTGAAATCGACGTGCCATATCCTCCCCCGAGACGTTCTCCAAACTCGATTGGAAATTGCACGTCCGCAATTGCCTGGGTGTAGCCCCAACCGAATGGGTTGTTCAGCTTGCTCCTGTAAAGGGTCGTAGCCGGTCCCTGAATCGTCACCTGACCGCTACCGGTCGAGGGAAGCGCCACGGGTGAAGCGGAGGTGGTTGTGTAGACGGTGGCAGTCGTGGCCGTCAGCCATTTGAACCGGAACGTCCCCTGCCCGTCGTACCCCCCCGTGGTGATCCCAGCCAGTCGCACATTCATCCCATTCCTGCCATCGAACCACGTATCGCTCCCGGTCAGGGTGATCTTTCCGGTTGATCCGGTATGCGAATTGTCCCACGAAGCCGCCGCCGTGAACGTGTAGTTACCGAACCCCCAAAAATAGCTGCCATCGTAGACGCAAAACGCGAATGTCGCAGCTTCAAAATTATCCAACTCGATCTGTTCGGTTGGAGCCGATTCGTTATCCACTATTACCACGCTTCCGCCTGCCGTGTTGTTTGCGGCGAGCGACACGTAATATATCTGCCCCGCATCCGCGGCCGTCTGCGCTTCCAGTTGGGTGTCAAAGGCCGTGGTTCGATACACCCAAATCTCGGATATGTCCGCCCGAGTGGAGTAGGCGCATGTCACGTCAACCTCTTGGTTCGAACCGCCGATTTGATGGGTCTGAACTGGCCCGGGATTGCTTCTTGGGGAAAGTTGACCGCCCCCTCCCGACACTGTTGATATCACGAACGGATACCGGGCAGTCGCCGCATACACGTATTGCCACGCATACCATTTGGTCGCCAGCAAGTTTCCCGCCCCGCCATCGGCTACGGTTGCCGCTGCGACTGGAGCGGGCAACCCTGCCGACAACACGTTCAGGTTGCTATCAATGATCTTAACCTTTTCCTCTCCATTCGCTCGCAACGCAATCCCGATGTCCGACGCAGCCGCGTAAGAATCTTTGTGTCGGGTTTGGGCAGTGGAAATAATGACTGGCATGAGGTATGATCGGTTATGCGAAAAAGTCGGCTTCTGCTATGGCCTCAACCGTTCCCGCTTTTTGAATGATGATATACGTTCCAAGCTGAGCAAATCCAAGAACCGGCGATGCACCTCGTCCGACCAATGATTTACCGGCGTCTCGGAACGCTGAATCCTGAGTGTCTGAGACACCCATAGCGGTAGACCACTTGCTTTCCCCGGTAGACGTTGGGCTGGTAAGATAGTCCGCCCCGTCGAATCCGGCGATAATGTCGTCTCCATCATTGTTTGTTTCGCGCTCCATGGGTTACGAGTCGGGGAACTGCTCAGTTGGCGGCGTGAACCCTGCGGTGTTGTAAAACACGGACTTGGAAAGGCGAACTTCGTCGCGATAAATCTTTAATCCAGTGCCGTAAATCACGTCGCCCGTACCTAAATAAAAACTTGAGTAGTTTACGCCAGCTATGGTTGCTAGTCCATTCGCGGATGTGAGTTTCAAAACGCCGTTCACATAAAACTTAATGTTATTTCCGTCTCGTAATACGCAAATATGATACCATTGTCCCGTAACCATTCCATGCGGGGCCGATTCCTGTGTGTCTACTCCGTTGAGATTTGTAAACCAGTAAATGTTCGTGCCATTAAAATACATATCCGAACCGAAATATTCAATATCGCTTCCATAGTAGGAGCCAAAAGTCCCAATGAGATATGGGTCATCAAAACTTAAAATGTTTATCCACATTTCCGCCGTCCATGCGCCCCATTGCCCCTGATAGAATGTGTTATCATTGGTTAACCATTCAATTGCGCTTTTGTTCGCCGATGCCCCGCCGAACTTGAAGATGCTCGTATTCGCTGATGCCGTTGTAGTAAATTCAGGATTCGTCTCAGTCGTCCGGTTCGCCTTCGTTTCCTTCCAGGCGTATCTACCGTTGACAAGCGCCACATCAACGGAATTCAAATGGCACAACAGGATAACGTCCGAATAAAGCGGCTGACTCCCCGTTGGGATCGTGTAGTCAATTGTCGTGTCGGTGAACTCAATCGTGGTTCCCGTCACTGATCCGAGAAGTTGCTGCAACGATACGAGGTAGCCGAACGGACTCCAGAACTGGAATAATCCCATGATCTGAGTTCCAAGATTGTCCGTCAGGCTTTTGCCGGGGCCTCGCCGGTTCTCTCCGGGCCTAGTCGCGTCAATCCCAGCCCCAGTCCAAAGCGACGGGTCTTGCGATGTCTGGCCAACAAGCTGGTTCATTCCGCCAGCCCCAAGAACCAAGATCGGGGATTTTGTTTCTCGTTCCATGGCGCATCAGAAGGCGAGGTCTTGCAGGATCTCTTTGTATTGCTGGCGCGCCCGCTCTTTGAACAGTCCAAATCGCTTCGCGTCCATGTGGTAGCTGTCCACGGTTGCGCAGGTATCCGACACAAGTATTTCGCTCAATTTCTCCACTTCAGGCGTGTCGTCCGGGTTGTAAAGGCGACGGGGCACCCGCTGCCACGCATACCGGATTGTCTTTCCGTATTCCGTGAATTGTGGCGTCATCACAATCATCGGCCCGGTCGCCGGTCGGATCGCATATTTCGCCTGAGTCAATGCCGCTCCTCGATATGCCTCCTCAAGAACCAGTGTTGTCGTGTTAGTCACGCTGGCGATCTTGTATCCGTAATTTCCGCCGCTGGCCGTGCTGGTTGCCGAGTAGCCGAACCGCATCCATTTCCCGGCATGGGCCGCGCTGGTCCAAGTCGTTCCCGTACCGGTCACGCCGGTTGACTCGTTGGCTACAGTCGCCGAACCCGTTGCGTAAAGGTCACTGCCCACGTTCCCACGGATCACCGCACCATACGGCCTGACTCCCTCGGCAAACCTGGCGTATCGCTGGACACTGCTGGGGTCCATGATGACATTCAATGATTGTCCGGTCCCAATGTCAGAGTTATAGTCGTATAGAAATGTTCCGGGTTGCAGGTTCGACAACGCGTACGGGGCGACGTAGGAGTATGTGTCCAGTGCGGTGTCAAACTCCTCTCCGTACACGATCAGTTCACGCCAGTTCTGTTTCCTGGCATATTCCCGATAAACCCGATTTAACGTCTGTTCGATGAGCGAATCGAGACCCTCGAAGTTGTTCACCCGAGATTCGTTCTTCACGAACTGCTGCATGTCGTAGTAGTTCATGCCTTAGCCGGTCCAGTTGGCCGCGTAATCAAGGAAGGGTCGCATCGAAAGAAACAGATTCCGCTCAGACCGACGGCGCCGCACCAACCCCCGCAGAACCCTTCCGCCACCACGCGACCATTTCAAAAATTCATCCGCCGCCACACTCCGCCGCCCCTCGTTAAGCCTCGCCAGTAACGAACTGCGATGCAGCGCGCCGGTGTTAAAATCAAAGGAGACCAGCGCCGCGAATTCATCATCGTTCACTGGCACCCTCACCAGCGCCTGCACGCGACTCTCGAACTGGTGCATGTCATACCGCAGCAACTCCACCGCCTCCTCGCGAGTAAGCGTACGCCCGGCATACACCGTCCCATCCTTGTGTTGTAGCCCCGTGTGACCCCAGCCAATCGTCCACACGCCCGCCGGGCACCGATAAGCCTTCAGGAAAAGCCCCTCAAACTCCTTCACTAGCATCAGTCCGTCCGCACTGATCACACGATGCGCAAGGGGACGTCCCGGCGAGCAGCCTCGCTCAAATCGTTGCTCCATTGCCGACCCGCCACAATCCTGAGTCCCGTCATGGAGACTCCCGGCGCGCTCGCCCCCGACCCCGAGAACGCGACTCCCGCCGCGACCGAATCGGCCAAAAGTAAGCAAAGAAAGCCAACTCATGGCCGCTTCTCCGGCTCATTCCACACCACCGGCACCGCCTGCCTCACCGGCATCCCCGTCTGCTCACTCACAGCCGTCGCCGTTTTATCCCCCCACCACCCATCCACATCCAGTTGGTATCCCAGTGACTGTAGCCACCTCTGCACGGGCTTTACAGCCTCTCCCAAAACCCCATTCACCTTCGTCAAGATCGTGACCATCAGCACCGCCATGATCATCACCGAGAGCTCATACGGGTTCACAATTTCCAGCAACGGCTTCATCCACGGCATCGATCCAGCCAATCTCGTCATCGCCGCACTCACCGCCGCCGACACCACGGCCAGCAAAATTCGGCCCATCGATGATACCAATAGATTCGCGATGAACTTCTTCATGGCAGCCCTCCCGCCTTCACTGATTCGAGATACAGCCCCTCCGCGTAAGCACTCAGGAGTGCCCGGATTTCATCGGGAGTTTTCGGATTTGCGCGGGCGAAATCATCAGCCAGCGTCTCCGCGACGGCCGACCAATGCGGCTTGTCTGGGGTCCATGCCCGCACGATCTCGTCGACCGTGGACCCATTGACCGCCGTCGGTAGCTGCTGCCAGAGCGCTCCGCTGAGTCCTTGTAGAAAATCGACTTTCTTTCCCTTGTCGAGTTGCCCCACCGCAGCCTGCAACACCGCCGACGCAGCCAGTTGCCCAGCCTCGCGAGCAGCGATGAGCACAGTGCCACGGATGGCGGAGCGATGATCCTTTATCCATGCCTGGGTGCCCGCGCAGCCCGATAGCGTTATTGACAGCGCCATCAGTATCGTCGTGATTTTCATAGTGCCTCCACTACTGTTCCCGCTTCTTGGATGATGATATCGCAAAGAGTTTTCTGAGTCAGGATAATGTTTTGTCGAGCCTTGCGCGCACTGGAAAACGCCTCGCTCGACGCAGCGATAATTCGGTAGTTCTTGCCGGTTAGCCGCCACCGATAGCCTGTTTTGGTTTTGTAAAGATACAGTTTGCTCATTTGATTTTCTTGGGGGTTGATTGTGGTGCTGGAAATAGGGTCGGCTCCGGGAATGTTTCGGGAGCCTTTAGGTGGACAAATATCTGGTCATCAGTTCGTAGGTGAAGCTCACCCGTTTTGTTGTCATACTCAGCTAGCCCACGGTCCAGCAGCGCTTTCCAAGTCTGCATTCCGTAGGCTTTAGCCCCTGAATCAGTCGTGTTAACAACCTTGGTTTCCGTGCGGACACGCTCTGGAGATATGGCGATCGTTGCGATGGCTGTCACAATAGCAGTTCCAAGAACTGTTGAGCCATACAAGAACCAGTCGAAATTTGGTTTCACCAGTCGATCCTTCCCCTGATCCCGATAGATTTCGGTATAGGCTTTCCCGTTTTCGGGTCGATCTCCATCGGCACCCACGGCCGGATCGACTTGAGCAGTTTCAGTAGGGTTTTCCATAGTTTCATTTCCGGGTGAAGTAGTCTCGTGCATCATACGCAAATGGGCTGGCATCGTCACTCGCATTCTCGTCCGCAGGGTATCGGCCGGTCGCCAGCGCGAACCAACACAGGCCCGCAACTCCGGCGACCAGCACCGGCAAACAAAACGCGAGCG